TAGCCATGCCATTATCGGTTAATTCCATGTAATTATTAAACGAACCACCAGCTTGCATCCATTGGTTGTGTAAGTCTGTTTTTCCAATTAATGCTACTAACCCGCGAATAGGATCAATGATAGGGATAGGTCTGGATTCCGATTGGATAAACGCACTTTGCATATCTCGCAGCACGTTACGCACCCAAAACTCAGGGATCAATGTTGCTCCTGCTCTTAGAACAGATGCTGGAGCTTGTAAAAACTTTTGAACAAAATTAAATTGTTCTGGCCTCATCTGCTCAACAGCTTTCAATATCGGTGGTGCTACCCTGTAATACTTTCTTTTCCCATCTTCAAATACAGTGACAGTGCCTTTAGGTGCTTCCTTGCTTGGGCGTTTTACTTTCTTTCCGTCTACTTCTATTGTCTCCATTAATGGGCCAATAGGCTGAATGTACTCAGGCATAATGTCTGCAAGAGAGGAGATAGAGAGAGCAACTTTGTTTTGGGCCGCAAGGTCTACTATCCTAAAAGTATTTTTAATTATAGATTCTATTGGATCTTTAACTTCTCGCTCAGAACCTACAATCTTCTTTATAACTCGATTAATTGTAGCGTTAGTGAATACTTTGCCTTGTCCAGCAGAATCGTACTCGCCAAATTCTTCATCTAAAACACGCTGAAACGGAATGTAGTTTTGGTTTTTATCAGTAATATTCTTATAGGTTTCTTCCTTCATATTGCCAGAATCAACTGCTATACGCAGGACGCGTTTCTGAAACTCATAAATTTCTTTAGCCGTCTCATCAAACCATTTAAGACTATCGCCATATTTCATAGCCAAAGAATCTAGCGTCCTGGCAGAATCTAATTTTTGCTGCTCAGTAACCTCAACATCTTCTCGTTGTTGCAGATCGTTCCAGTACCTTCTGGCTATTAGGTAGTCTTTTAAATCTTGATTGCGTTGATTCTTATTAGGTTCCAGCCGAATAATAAGATTGTCAAAATCATCCAAGATAGAACGCAAGCCTCTGCCTGTAATCTCTATCTGACCGTCTGGATTTATAGTGTTGGTGTTGACCGTTAGTATTTGCTTGGCCAATCCAGCAACAGAATAATACTGACGAATCAAGTAATCCGTAGTTTGCCCGTCTGCTAAGGTAGCGCCTCGTTTCACAGCTTCCCTAGATAAATCTACTAACGCGCCAAATCTGTCAAACCATGTGTAGTAAAAATCATTAAAGATGCTTTCATTAGGGTCTATGTTTAACCCTTCTGATTCTAATCCTGCATCTGTTTGAGATTCTAAAATAGGGTTATCAAACGATTCTACTAGAGACTCTTGTAGCGCAATATAATCTTCCATTAACTTCATAGAAGCATCAAATTCTTCCAGGCTAATAGTTGGGTATTCCTGCTCTAAACTTGCTTCAAGCTCGTCTAGGCTAATCCTTTCTAGTTCCGCAGTTTCGACTTCTTGACGAGTCTGTAAATTCTTATAGTAGTCTTCAAGTTCTTCGTTTTTAGTCTGCTCAAGAACCTCGATTTCTTTTTCAATAATGTCCAAGTCAGCTTGTTTTTCGTTATAAGCTGGCAGCTTTGGGTTTGCTACAATCTGGTCAATAACCTCTATTACGTCAGCTAAAGTTGACTCAGGCCCCCAGTATTCAGTTTGCGGCAGACTTTCGACTATCTGGTCAATTAACATTCCACCTTCAGCTCGGAATAACGTGTAACCTAGCTTCTTATTGATTGATCTTAATTCTGACTTTTCAGCGCCAGTTTCCATCACATAGGAATCAATGTTGATACCAGACTTGGTATTGTCTTTGCTTTCACCAGCAGCAGTTTGAACAGTAGTTTGATTTACAAACGCTATAAGTTTTGCCAACGGAGTATTGGCCCTAGACGCATTAGTTCTGGCCTTACCCAACTTTTTTAGGCTTTCTTCTTTTGCCTTGTAGGCTTGAGTTATGTCGCCTTCTTTTAGCTGGTCATAAGATTCTAGTATTGCGGACTGAACGCTAGTAGGGATTTTGCCAGTAGCGGCTTCTCGTTCTGTTTCTACTACCGCAGACTCTAGTTGCAATTGACCTTCAACAAATGCTTCTTGCTCAGTCATTGCCATGTTACTGACAGTTTCTTCTGCTTCCTTTCTAGTAAAACCTTTTTGAATAAGCAAATTAGTAGCAATGTTTGATACAGCTTTAACGCCACCCAATGCAGAAATCAGACCAGCCTCTAGCAATAACTGATCTTTTGTAGGCGTAATACCATCTAACACTTGGTCAAACGTATAACCTTCTTCCAGCACAATGTTGGTTGTTTCTCTCAAAACATCGGCAACACGTTCTTCACCTAGCTCTGCCAGCATTCCATTCCATCCGCCAGCGGTAAATGCTTTAGATATGGTAGCGTTAGGTTTAATCTTCTTATACGCCTCAAACAATCCCAGCTTTAAACCTTCTGGCAGATTGTTAATTCCATTGATTAACGGTGTTTTTAAGCGTTTAGTAACAGGATTGATTGCGTACTTGGCAATGGTTGCGCCAGACAATTCACTAGCCACTTCTGCGCTAACATGGGCATAAGCCTTTAATGCACTCAGGGCAGGGGTATCTTTAGATTCCGTAAAAATTAACTGACCTTTATCAGTAACCATCCAAGGCCCAAGTCTTTGCTCGCCATAATTGGCAACCCCCATTGGAACCATAAGACCTGACTGTGTAGCTACTCTTGCTACTCGTCCAACTTGTTTTGCAGTAGCTTGTTGCAATGCACTTTTGGCAACGCCCTTTGTTATTGCTTGTACAGTCGCAGTTTGAACGGCCTTTCCTGGGCCTCCAGATGCAGCAAATTCAAGCATGAACGCTGGCATTTGAGATCCGTAGTACCGAAATTCACCACCATAAGTCATGCCTCTTACGGACATTTCTATTTGCTTGTTAACAAATTCGTCTAATGTAGACTGTTCTGAAGTGGTTAATTCTTCTCCAGCTTCTACTTTTTTTGAGACAGAAAGGATATTTAATGCTTCTACGCCTTGGGCAATGCCGCCTCCAGGTAAGACTTGAGACCAAGTTAAAAAATCACCAGTCTCACCAAAACCAATTGGATTGTTTTTCCATCCTTCTACTACATCAGGCGGAAACCTAGTCGATGCTAAGGCAATCATTTGTTGCCGTTGAGCGTCAGCCTCATCTAATAGCTCTACGCCTTCTGGATCTTTTGTATCAGGCTTGATTGTATTTCCCAGTGCTAAAGAATTAGCCTCTGGAATGTTGACTTGCACAGGCTCAGATACATCTAATGACACACCACCAAATGAACTTTGTTGAGCCTCTCTAGGTTCTTCTACTGGTATTCCACCAAATTGACTAGGCATTAAGGCTTCTCATATTGTACGCCATTCTCAATAAATTTAGCGCCAGAAGGTAACGCATCAAATTCTGCTTGAGTAGTAACTGTTGGGATTGCAAGAATTCTGTTAACTCTTTCTATTGATTCTCCACGTCTCTTTTCTTGTATGCCAGATACTACGCTTGGAGCCAGCTCTGACCATAGATTTATTTCTTCCCGCCTACTTACTGTACGACCTTCGTCTTCAATTTCTTGTTTTCTTAAACGAACAGCGTCTAATAAGTCTCGTCTAGCAACACCCCACAAGTCTGGCTGCAATGATTCTTTGATTGTTCGGTCTGCTTTTGAATTAGCATTAGCAATCTCTGATGTTGCTCCTGCAATCTTTGCGGCAGTTAGAGTCTTTAACTGATTATTTAACTTTAGTTCATCGTCAGAAGTTAGATCTCCTTTTGATCTGGCAATCAATATGTCTTCTCTAAGATTGTTTACACCTTGCAAGTAGTTATTTGAGTTAGCATCCATGTCAAAGTCGGCATTTAGATCGTATGCTCTAGCTACAATATCACCCATGACTTCAGAGTTTGTAACAGCATTGAGGGCCTTAGCTGACGTAACGTACCTTCTAAGCAATACGGCTTCTTCTCGCCCAATGCTTCCTTTCATTTCTGATTCAGCAATAGAAAATAATTTATCATTATCGCTTATTGAAACATCTTGAACCGTTTCCATTGCAGAGGAATAGTTAGAAATTTGCGTAAATCTGCTGGCCTGAATCTCTGATTCAACCTTCTTAATTTCTTCAGATTCAAAGTCTTTTAATTCACTTTCTAGATCTTTTACAAGAGCATCTTTTTCATCAGCATCTAGCGTAATCATCTTTTCAGGATCAAACGGGTCTTCTACCTGAAACGTATCTCTTTTATTAATTTGATCAATTACGTTTTGACCAGATTCAATTCGTTGCTCTACTGTTTGATCTTCATTTCTAATTATTAAATCAAATCTTCCTAAAGCAGACTGCGTTGCTAATCGATCTCTTAATTCTGTTGTTTGAGTAGCAAGTTTGCCACTATCAATTAAACCTTTAGCAACTCCTTGTTTGCCTGTTTCAACCCAAATTAACGCTGCATTACGCAATTGTTCTGCATCGTTACTTCTTGCAAGATTGACAAGGTTTACAGATTGATCGACTAATGCCGTTTGAATTGTTGCCGAATCAATATCGTTCTGCTTCTTCTGTTGAGCCTTCCAAATCCTAGATGCAGAGGTTTGATTTAACTGTGAGAAATAGCTTTCAAAAGCTGGACGCATTTCTTCTGGAGCAACACTAAGCAAGCCGTTCATACCGCTTGACGTTAGGTTTCTATACCCTTCAATGTCTTCTGGGTTTGCAGCCGCAGCTCTTGAGACTATGCCAGTTATTTCGTTTTGAATCCCAGCAGTATATGCAGCTTCAGCAGTAGCGTTAAAAACTCTATCTTGCTCGTAAGTTTGAACGTCATCGTACTCTCTCAACTCTAATGGAGTAGCACTAATAGCCGACGCATTACCAGCAAGTTTTGCCGCTTTTTCAGCAGCAGCTATATCGTTTTTTTCTTTTAAAAAGGCTTGTTCTGCAACTTTCTTTTTGCCAAACGCCGCAGCAATATCGCCTACTTGTCCCGCTAAACCAGCAAGCGCCTCAAACCTACGCGCAGCAGACGTATCTACTCCCGTGGGTCTGAACTCTCCGTAATATCCAATAGGCTTCTGAGCCATGTTATTCTTCTCCAGGCATCAGTTGTGCTGCTTGCAAACCGCCTTTCAGTAACGTAGAACCAGCAGCCATATATCCTGCTTGCTTGGCATATCCTGCTTGACGGCGTAATTGAGCCTGTTTTAGTTTTTCAGATAAGCCAATAGTAGCCTCGCTAAGACCAGCCCTTTCAGCACTAGCCAACGCGATACTAGCTGGAGTCCCTTCTCCTGAGATACCAGACATAGCTTGACCGACTACATTAGCAGCAAGTGCTCTGTTCAATTCTTCTCGACGTTGCAACTCACGGCTTTGGGCAGCCATTCTTTCTTCTTCGGCTTGACGTTGTAGCTCTATTTGTTGAGTCTTGCCAGAAACATATTGTGCTCTAGCCCCTACTGCTGCGGTTGTTGCTGCAAGTATTGGAAATAAAAATGGAATAGGCATTAGCTACTTTCAACCTCGTATTCAATCATCTGTATAAATACAGGAGTAGGGTCTGGTGCCGTTATCGATGGCATTTCGTCTCTAGTCCAACCTATATTGTTCAGTACGTCTTCTATTATGCCAGTTTTAGCGTTAGGTGACGTGTTTAACGGTGAGTCTATCGAGTAATCGAACTCTCTAATAGGCACCGGTTGACCGTCTACATAGTACCCGTAGGACTGGTAGACCCTGATGTTCATGCGGACGATACGCTTGATACGCATCTGGTTCTCACCACTGCCAATATTAGTATTTAACGGCATACCAGTGATTTGTACTGGGAAGTTTAGACCTACCTCGACATTGGTATAGCCTACTTCTGATGCTGTTAGTGTAATTTGACCAGCATTAACGGTTCTTTCTGGCAATACAATACCGTCTGCTACGATCTGAACGGTCAATCCATTTAGATAGCTAAGGCCAGATATGAAGGTATCCGTTGGGCCAGGATTGAATATCGTTGAATCGTCCATCAAATGATCGAATGACCAGCGTTCAATATGGTATTTAGTATCGGCAAGAGCATTAACTTGCCTTTTAACGATCATGTATAGCTGATCGTCTACTACCGTGGCATTAGTGATAACTCCAGGCTCAGGGGTAGCAGTAGGATACGTTGTAGATGCAGTTTCCCATCGTGTAAACCCATTGATGTCTTGGTCTCGCAGTGTATTAAGGACTGTAACCGTACCGTCAGTATTCGTTATGAACAACCAGTTAGCATCTTCGCTAGTCGTGCCAGACAACATAGCCATGTCTGTGGGCTGTTTAATTAGATGAGACGATAGTACCGACCTGTCATGCGTTACATAAGCATCTTCGTTGAACGAGTAGACAAAATCGTAGATGGTCTTACCGTTTCTATCCACGAATATGGTAGATCCGTCTACGTCCACTACTTCTACATACGATGCACCATGATTAGTTTGCGGAGATACTCCTACACTTGTAGGCGTGACCGGCTTACTGGTGACAGAAAACTCAGCCCCAGACGTAAATATCTGTAGATTTCTGCCAGGATATACGTCGATGATTTCGTTTAGCTTGCGAGATGAGATAGTAGCAAAGATACCTTCATCGTCATCACCATCGTCAATATCAAAGTCAAAGAACGACCCAGACTTGGAAAAGAATACCGATGCAGTCTTGGACTTAGTGCCGCCAAGGACTAATCGACCTTCAAAGAAACATGCAGTCTTAGGATAGCCCCTAGTAGCAGACCATACGGGTTCTTTTCTAGGTGATCCGGCCTGAGTTTGAACAAATGCAATCGTCTTGCTTGCAGTACCGCTAGTAGCAAATCCAGAAAATAGCTCAAAATCCTTAGTAGACTCACCGCTAATCGTTATTGTGTAAGCCGAAGCGCCCGTTCTGGCCACATCTACACCAGTCTCTCCAAAATTAGGCATCTCTTGCAGGTTCTTCTGGATGTTGAATACCGTAGAGCTTCGTTGATCTGCGGTTGCATCTCCTGCAAAAGTGATATTTTTTGACAATATGCCTTCAACGTCTACTTGGAATGTATCCCCAGCAACAAATGAAGTCAGTGTCATTACCTGTATTTCGTTAACTGGAGTAGGACTCAGATCATCATCAAAGTCATACGTCGGAACATTGGTGAATGGCACTTCATCCAAGAACCAATCCGCATCGGTACCCAAGTTAATCAATCGTTGTGGTGGCACGTCTTCTTGGAACAGCAACATAACGCTTTCTGTTTGCGTATCTCTAATAGTTGCTACTTGGGCGGCAGTGTACGGAACCTTAACGTCGGCAACATGGGTTCCTGGATTCTTGAAAATCCTGATATTCCCGTCAGTAACCGATAATAGATAGTTTCGATCAGTCGTTACGCTAAAGTTTAATAACTTAGATTCTGATGGATCGCCAGCAGCACTTGTCTGGGTGATTAGGTTGAACCCTGCCAAGGTAACAACAGACGCACCAAGTGGATCCGCCCCAACTCTAGCTAAACGAACGTATCTTTCTCCTGATCCAATGGGAATTCTAAAGTCTTGTGGGCTTGTCCCGAGTAGTGGAACAGTGCCAACGGTAGTCCATGTTGCTGCGTTAGGAGAATCTTGTATGACGAACTCAGTAGACGACCCGCTAGACAGGCTAATCTGTCTTAGGTCTGCAAATATTGCCGTATTACCAATGCTTGTAGTACGGTCGTAGTACGCAACAACGTATGGGTTGATCGTTGAAATACCCAGCGTTGTAGACGTTGTAGTAGTGTCGTCACCGTCATTAGCTACTGATCCAGACCCGCCATTAGGCATGATTGGATTCTGAGCCGTTAGGCGCTCTAGTTTATTCAGGACAGTATCGATATGCTCAGTGCCAGGACGACGCTTGACGCCACCCTGTGGGACTAGAACGACGTTGTTAGCTGTCTGCAACCCTTGGTAATACTGATTAATATCAGTACGGCCTCGCATTAATGGGGATAGCTCGCCACTAACAAAGTTATTTTGGATGAAGCGTGATTTAGCCATTTCGTGTCACTTTAACTAAAAAGTCATCTGTCTGCATTGTGCAGTCTTTATTAGCAATTACCTTGAATTGTGCTGGCGACGTTCTGGTATCTTCGTTTCTTATGGGAAATGAAGTGTATCGAGTAGCCTCAAATAACCCAGCAAACTGGAAATTCTGCGTTGTAATAAACGGAACCTTGTACTGATTAACGCCAGAGCCAAGATACAAATCCAATTCAATCTGGGTGTTGTTGCTAGCCGTAGTTGGTTCAACCAATACCCGTAGTTCAACCGCATCGCCTACTGCTAATTCAGTAAAATCAAACGAGCTTGTTCCTGCGTTCCACAAATTAGTAACGCCTAACGGAAGATAAGAATTAGTAGTGTTTGATCCTAAAGCATTGTTTGGCAGAACCGTTAAGGTATCGGCAGTTAATGTTAACGTGCTAACCCTTGAGTCTTCGTATGCAGCCCACCCAGCACTTGTAATGCCACTTCTTTGTACCGTTACTGACTTCTTGGCTACCGCTGTAACCAGTAGCGTGTATACCAAGTTGGTATTTACGATATGAATTAAATCATTTACCTGAAACTTTGTAGACGCTTCACTAAAATAGTTTGTAGATGTCACTAATGTTTGAGAGTCTAACGTGTAGTACGTATAGATTCTTGGCGCTGGAGAAGACCCACCAACATGAGAAAGTGTGCTGTTGGTGAAAGCCATTAAAACCTCACATTAACAAAAGGATTACTCGTGATAGGTGTCATTGGGTATTGCTGGGAGTCTGTGTATCGAGCCATCCTAGAAGCATTTACATACTCAGCAGACATTTCTTGCCGTGATGCTGAACTGTCTCGGATGCTCGTTGCAAAATCTTTAGCCAGTGCATACTCAATCATCTGAGTGAAGTACGGTGGCCATGTTGATTCTGGAGCGTTATAAATATAGTCACAGTAAAGTGGGCCTGTATTGTTGGCGTACACTTTATTGCCATAAATCTGGTATCTGATTCCTGGATATATCTTAATCAGGAATAATAAATCTGAAGGTAGCTGATAGATTGAGTCCCATTCTTGATCGATTGGAACTTCCGTTGTAAGCGATAGCTGTGCTTTTACTCTAGCAAATCCCCATCTGTGCTTTGTTAGCTCAGACCGGACAATGCTGTCATACAACGTATTAGCAACTTGTTGCGCCCTAGAACCGCCGATTAGTGAATTGATTGGAGTATCCCCGATCAAGACTAACGCACCATTAACTACGCCAATTTTAGTTGCCATATTGTTACCTAAAAGAAATGGGGGCCCGAAGACCCCCGATAACTTAGGAATCGCCTAACGCGGTTCCAGATGCCATTGTAATGGTCGTAGAACCATTATTAGCTTTGCAGAACGATACCGTTACAGCAGGGGTTCCGTTGGAATCACTTACCATAACTACGTCGTTTACAGCTATTTCACCAATCGCTGGTAGGAAATAGTTAGCTCCGAGTGCGGTGGCAATAGAGTCTTCAGAACTATATTTCCAAACCGTACCTGAGTCACCAGATCCGCCAATACGAGAAAAACCGCTTCTTAAAAATGCCATTAGTAATTCTCCTTATGCAGTTTTGTCATACTGAACTTTAACCAAGCCGCCTTCGTCGCGAACGACAGCGCCAGCTTTCAACATACCATTACTCAACCAAGAGGTACGTTCAGCGATCCAGTTAATTTCAGTTTTCATGTCAATACCAACGGCCAAGCCAACAGCAGGACGCTGATAGAACCATGAATCGACGATGTTGGCAGCTTCACTCAAACCACCTTCAGTCCGAGTTTCAATGATGTTGAATCGGAACCCTACGAGGGTATTGATCTCACCAGAAACTAGAGCCTTGATGTTCTGATAGTCCGAAGACGTTGCCAGTTCATCGTTCAACAAACCACCTAAGCCTTCAGCTTCGATGACTGCGAACAGGTCAGTGTTGGGTACACCTTGGTCACGCAATTCAACTTGGGCTTGGATTACCTTAGCCATAGTTAAGTTTGCAGCACCAGCAGGTACAGTAGTTGTTAATGGAGTCGAGGCATCCATAGCATCGATAACCAACTGGTCACAACGACGGCCCAAAGCACCGGCAATAGTCATTGCCAATTCTTGTTTCTCATCGAAGTTAACGTCAGCTTGGTCGAAGATGTCGGTGTACTCAGGCGCATTCCAGTTAGCCAACGTAGCAGTCTTGAACTCATGGCTTACGTCCATAGGAGTTACGAGATCTGAAGTTGATTTCTGGTTTGCAAGGCCCTTGCCTTGACGACGGAATTTGTAGGTATCACCTACGACGTTGTTGCGTACAGTTACAGAACCTTTCAGCAAGCCCATGCCCTGGTAGGCGTGTTTAACCATGCTGTCAAATTCTGTTACCGCAACAGAAGATAATTGTTTTGACATTAGTCTAATCCTCAAAATTTATAATAATCTACACAAGTGTTTCACATGAAACATTTGCTGGTTATGAGGTTTCGACTGAGTGCCCGACAGATCGGTCAGCCTTCAACCCAAATCTGTCAGATCCGCGATGGGAGTCCCTGACAGACATATAATATCATTTTACTTTATAAAAGCAAC